TGCGTTGTAGCGATAAGCGCTACCCTTGTACCAGTAATCCCTTTTGGTTAACAGAGTCAACCATAAGGACGCTGCTACGGCTCCTATTAGGCTCGTTAATACCAAGACAATGAAGCCTCCCGGAAAACGATCTGTGGCTGCCGAAAGGTCGAACGCATAAAGCGGTCGATCCTCAGCAGTCCATTTCGCAACCTGGTCGGCGGCATTACCTTGGTCCCAGGTACCGTCCATAGGCAACTTCTTGAGAACCTTCATCAGGTAATCATGGAGCGGCTTACAAACGGCCTGAGTCCAGTAATCGGATATCGCGAATACCCTTTTCTTTCCCCCAGCTTCGTCCTTCACACCAAGCTTCCCTAAGGAGGCAAAGTGCGCTGGAAGTTGCCGGGTTAGGAAGGGGTACCGTGCTACCCAATTGCCGGTAATTAACGAAAGGGATTCTACCGTAGGGATCAAATGACTTAAGCCAAGGGCCTTCGAGAGATCCTTGAAGACCACCCAGAGCTCGCTCTCCCTCAAAGCGAGAGCGTCCCAATGGGCCGCCAACGTCGCATGACCATTCGGTCCCGACCGATTGGATTTAGGTCCAACCGGAGGGGTCGATGGTATGCGATATGGCGATACCTTGAGCCACTTGAGCGCTTTCAGGACATCCTTAAGCATCCGGTTTCTTTTCGAAACGGACGGGGTCCATTTCGTAGGATCCGTGATATTATGGAACCTGATCGCACCCTTATGGAAGATCACCCTGACAAAGCCTAGTAACGTCAAGGCAATCCTGATGGCAGCGATGTCACCTGCCTTGATCCCCTTCCGGATTACTCCGGGGAGGATTGCGGGCAGTCCATCTATTAGCTTCACGCTGGTCGCCTTCACAGGCTGGCCAACAAGAAACTTTAGAAGGCATCGCTGTGACTCCTTAAGGTACAACACCAAACCGACCTTTCCTCGATGGAAGTGTAACGGGGTTATACGACCAAAGAAGATCGAGACGGTTTCGATGTAGCCGACGGGCAGCCCTAAGAGGCCTAGGATGAACTTGTAAAGGTTCACCCAGGATCGCTCGAAAGCTGCAGAAACGGGTCCTGCTGGCAATCTTAAAAATGTATTTAGTATTTTCATATTATTTATATTATTTAAGTTGTTAGTAGGGCCCCATCTCCGTCCCAAAAGCCTGGATGCTAGGTGCTAGGGGCCACTTTCACTACCAGGGTTAAGGGCTTGGGTACCAACACTCGGAGTCAGTGGGGCTCTCCGCTAGACACCTTCCGTCTCACTCTAAAACATGCCTACGCACATAATAGGTTTAACGACCGGGCTAGCGTAGCGCCCGCCCAGGACCGGAAAGTCTTGG